GCCCGAGAGCAATAGTGTAGTTACAACTAACTTTCATTATGTTCCTCCTATTACAACTTACTTGAAAGAGTCTGATGTATATACAGAACAATTTAATGACAACTTGTATAGATACCTAATAACTATATTTAATAAGGAAGATGTTCAATCTGTCTTTAAAAAGTACTTGGTTAAATCTACTGATAAGAAGTGGAGAAACTCAACTGTATTCTATCAAAAAGATAAAAAAGGTAGGTTTCGTACTGGTAAATTAATTCAATACGGATTAAACGGTAAGAGAGTTAAGGAACCATATTCAAGAATATATTGGTGTCATAATTTTCTAGATGAATTTGTTCTAGAACAATGTCTGTTTGGTGAACACTTAATAGAAGGTTTCGATAGAAGCAAAGGAACAATATACTTAGTTGAAAGTGAGAAGACTTGTCTTGTTGCATCATTATTCTTCAAAGATGATTTGTTTATTGCTACTGGAGGTTTAAGTAACCTTAGTCCATTGAAACTATCAGTACTTAGAGGTTTAGGTGTAGATGCTATACCTGATAAAGGTGGATATGATCTATGGAAAGATAAATTAGAACCTATGGGTATTAGTGTTAACAGAATTATGGAGGACTGCGAAACATCAGGAGATGGTGATGACGTAGGTGATTTAATATTAAGAAATAAAAAACCATTATGAGTAAACCAAGTCACGATTTATTAGCAAAGAAAATAGATTCGCTAATAGTAACGGAAATACAAGAACTGCAAGAGTTAACTGAACTATTATCAGATAGTAGTACAATAGCAGATGCAGACTTAAAAGGAGATATAGGAATTTTAACGCAAAAAATGAAAATATATAAAAATGTAAGAGGTATGATTAAAAAAGCTTCTATGGGTACTGATGACTTTGACGCTAAGTTAATCATGTCTTTAGAGGAGAGAGAGTTGTTTATGAAGTTAGTTAAATTAATAATACGTATAAGAAGAATCTTTAAGAGAGGTAAATAATTATGATAGATTTAAAAGAAAGCAAACCAAATAATGAGAACGTACACAGAATAAGTAGTGTTCGTGCTAATCTAGATTCTCTAAGAGAGAATGGTTTAAAACGTGGTGACCACGTAGGCTTCGATAATTTTCATGAGAAGTACTCTGTAAAAAAAGGTAGTATGACATTTATAATAGCTTCACCTGCAGTAGGTAAGACAGCTATACTTTATGAGATACTATTAAATTTAGCAGAACATAGTGATTATAAAATAGCAATATTTAGTCCAGAGGGAGGTAGTCCAACTGACTTATATGCTGAGATGTTATGGGCTAGGTTACGTAAACCTTACCTAAGACACGATATCCCTAATGTAGCTAACGCAACAGAAAAAGAAGTTGAAGATGCTTACAAGTTCTTATCAGAACATTTCTATATTATTGACAGTGGTTTAAAAGATTTAAACGCAGAAGGATTCTTTAGAGCTGTTGAGGATATTGAAAAAGAAGATAACATTAAGATTGACGCAATAGTTATTGACCCTATTGTAGAGCTAAACTTTAACCCTGATAACAAGAGAGATGATATAGCTTTAGGCTCCTTCTTGACAAGGGTTAGGAAATTTAGTTCAGAAAAAAACATTCACACATTTATAGCTATCCATACTAAAGCTATGCAAATGCTAACAAAGAAAAGAGAAGATGGTACAATGATGTTGTATTATCCTCAGCCAACATTCTTTGATACTATGGGTGGTATGATGTGGAGTAGAAAGGGTTACATGGTAATGTCTCTATGGAGACCTCCGGTAGAATTAGTTAACCCCGATACAGATGAGTTCTATGAAAGAAATGAAACTATTATTCAAATACTAAAAGTAAAACCAAAAATTATGGGTGCTGTTGGTAGAATTAGTTTGTTTTATGACAACATGAGTTCTAGGTTTTACGAGAAAGATGAGTTTGGTGAAAAGAAATTCTCAAGAGATATATTAGCTAATCAGAAAAAATCAGAATCTGTCAAAAAGGAAAAAGTAGAATTTAAAGAAAAACAATATGAATTGGTTTAGAGACGAAGAAGAAGTTATTAATCCACCAAAAAAAGCTATCGGATTTGTATATATGATAGAATTTAATAGTGGTGATAAATATCTAGGTAAGAAGAACTTATATTCTAGACGAAAAAGAAATTTCGGAAAGAAAGAAATTGCACTTATAAAAGATAAAAGGAGGAAGCTTTATGAGATGGTTGTAAAGGAAAGTAATTGGCGTACTTACGAATCATCTAATGGAGATGTTAAACAACGAATAAAGAACGGAGAGTGTCACACTAAAACAATTCTAGAATGGGCATACACACCTAAGCAACTAACTTACTTAGAGATTAAATGTATGTTCAATGAGGATGTATTAAACCCTAAAGGTAATTGGCTTAATGACAATGTTTTAGGTAAGTTCTTTAAAAAAGAATTAGATAAATGGGAACAAATAAAAAAATAGGTATTAAAGCAGAGGATAGAAAACTTGCATCAAGATACGCATCCAGGTTCGGTTTAGTAGATTACAAACTTACTATTACTAGAAAAAATGGTTTAAGAGCTGTTTATTTTACTGGCTCAGATTCTGATGAAGTTATATATAGATTAAAGATGTCAAAATTAAAACAAATGAGAAGTCCGAAAGGAACACAAGTTGTAAATAGACATCATTATTTAGTAGTGCAATCTGAGAAGGTTCATGGTGTAGGTAAATATGATTATAGTTTGATTAAAGAAGAAGATATAACATTCGCAAACAAACTTAAAATAGTATGCCCTATTCATGGAGTTTTCTATAAAAGGAAATCAGCACATGTTACAGATAGAGAGGGCTGTCCACATTGTTCAGCTAATAGACTTAAACGATTAAGGAAATTTTAAAACGTAAAAAATGAAATCAGAAGAGCAGTTAATTAGAGATGCAGGGTATAGTCCCGTAAAATATAGTAAAAATAACGACCAACAAGAAGATATGAGTATAGATAGAGAAGACAATGTTAATTTCAAGAATACAATAATTAAAGCTGTATTAGAAATCAGTAAGCAAGGATTAAGACTAAGTCCTAGTAGAATAAGTAAATACTCAAGATACAGTGTATATGAGATTGAACTTAACTTAAATGAGATTGATAACATTATTAACGGACTAGGTCTAGAATAATGACGTTAAATAAAAAAGTCATCCAAAAAGCAGTGGAAGAGACTATAAAATTAGGAAGGTACACAGAAGAGCTTGGTTCTGTTATATTACTATTCGCTGAGGTTTCAGTTTATAGAAGAGGTTTAAAGTATCGGTTCTCTGAATTCGATGTTGAGTTTATAATTAAACCTAAGATAGTAGATATGTTATTGTTAAAAGTATTTAAGTATAATAAAGATTTCGCATCAGCATACACTTACTTTAGCTTGATAACCTCTACAGCTATATTAGATGCGATTAAAGACACTAGAAGAGCTTTAAAAGGAGATAGTTACGGTGTTTATTACATCGAAGATATGTCTAAAGAAATAGCACAACTAGATAACGGAGAAGAGAGTTCAGTGTTTGACAAATTATCAATAGAAAATGGAATCATTAAATTAGTTTAAAACAAAAATTATGAGCAAAAAAGGTTTAAAGTACGAAGTATTTAGTTATTTAAAAAAGCATAATATAGATGTAAATAACAACAAGATTAAAGATATATACCAATTTAGTTTAGCAGATGCGTTTGCAGGTAGAAACGAAGACACTGTTAAAAGAGCTGTATCAGAATATAGAGCTTATCTAACACAAGGGGCTTTAACTAACAGTTCTATTCCTAATGTAAAGGTTAAGAAAAAGAAAGTTAGACAAGGTAAAAGTGGTGTAGGTAAGACAATGGTTTACGATATAGAAACATCATTAGTTAGAATCGAACACTGGGGTACCGGTAAAACTTACATCAACCATAATCAATTAACAGAAGGTATTGAAGGTCAAACTAGAATCATATCTATAGCATGGAAATATGTTGGAGAAGATAAAGTTTATGCTTTAACATGGAAAGATGGATGTGATAAAAAGATGATGACTGAGTTCATGACTTACTACAATCAATGTGATATGGTTATAGGTCAAAACAATAACTCTTTTGATAATAAGTTAGTCGCTACTAGAGCTGCTTATCATGGCTTACCTTTAAATAGATTTGTAAAATCATTTGATATATACAGAAAAGTAAAAACTGTCTTTAAACTACAGTCTTACTCAATGGCTTATATGGCTAAGTACTTTGGATTGACATTAAAGCAATCACACGAAGGTATTAGAATGTGGAAAATGATTCAATACGGCACACCTGCTGAGAAGAAAGAGTATCTACAAAAAATGGTAGATTATAACATTGGTGATATTGTTACTACAGAAGAGTTATATATGAAACTAAGACCTTATATGGGTACTGTTAGTCATGAAGGTGTTAAGAAAGGTTTACCTAGATGGTCTTGCCCTGTTACAGGAGCAACAGATGTTGAATGGGTTAACACCATATATACAGAAGCTGGAACTGTGCAGAGAATACTTAAATGTAAGTCATCTAATCATCAGTTCAAAGTAAACAATGCTGTTTATAGAGAGTTTATAGAAAAAGATTCAGTAGTTTATACTGGTAATTAATATGCTAAAGCTAAGACATGGGAGAGACTATTTCTCTCCCTCACAGCTTAAAAAGCTGTTCGTAAGTGTATCAAGTTTAACTTCATATCTAAAAAAGAAATGGAACACAACCTCCTCAATGTCTTTAGGTACTTTAGTACATTGTTTGATACTAGAACCACAAGAGTTCTCTAAAAGATATATTATTATAGATGATAGAGATGTTTGTAAAGAAATTGGAGGAGCTAGACCAAGTTCTACTAAAAAATACAAAGATTGGTTATCAGCATTATCTAATGATAATAAAGGTAAAGAGTTTGTATCAATGAAAGATATGGCTATTGCTAACAAGATATTAAGCAAGTGTAAAGCCACTGGAATAATTGATGAGTACTTTACCGATGGAGAAGCTGAGGTTACCGTAAAAGGTATTGCAAATGGATATAATGAAGATTTCGATGGTCTTTGTATTATAGACTATGATACTGACTTTGTTTCTATAGACTTAAAAACAACATCCAAGCCTTTAAGTAAGTTTAAGTATGATGCAAATGAGTTAGGTTATGACATTCAAGCAAGTGTAACTAATTCTTTAAATGGCAAGGACTTTATATTTGTAGTAGTACAAACTGTAGAGCCTTATGACATAGGTGTTTATACTTGTTCAGAGTTCTTTATGAAAAGAGGTAAAGACAAAGTAAATACAGCTTTACATAATTACAAGTTTTATGAAGATGAGAATTCTTCTCAAGTGTTTAATTTTGAATTATAATATATGATATCAATGACTAGTGTAACATCTATTCTTGAAATGTTCTTTGCGTTCAATACTTCTGCTGATAGTGGGAGTATTGAATTCGAGTACAGCGAGTATAGTGATAAGTATTTTAGATGGACTAAGAATTCATTTAATCATAACGAAGCCCTTACAGTTATTTATAATGAAGCAGAGATAAAGATATTTAATACCTCTATGGTTAAAGATAGGCTTTATGGAAATATGGATAAAGTTAGTAGCGATAAAGACAATGCTAACTTTGGGTGTCCTTTTGGAATTGTATCTGAATTAGTAAATGTTATACCTATAACTAGATTATCTGATGAAGAAATAGCTAAAAGAAAAAAGAATAAGGCACAAAAAAAGCAGGTAGAGAACAACTAACTCTACCTACTAATTAAGAAAAAAAATATTAACCAAAATAGAAACCACCCGATTGAGCCATTTCATCTGTATCAAAAGTATCCGTACCAGATTGAGCTAAAGCTAATAAGGTTGAATCTCTGTTTATATCTCGAATGATACGAGCCTCCATTAATGTTGATTTATTCCCGTAAGACAAATGAGATTCATTTGCATTATCAGCAACTCCACTAGGGGATGTGTCAATCAACTCCTGTGCAACTTTCACTGCCAGGAATAACTGCATTGTCTGAAACAACTTCTCTTCAGCATCTGTGAAAACAACCCCACTAGAAATCTTAGTTTGAAAGTTATCATAAACTGGAACAGATATAATACTAACTAAATTAGTTTTCTGTATAAGTCTTACCGCTGACAAAACTTGAATAGTATCAAATACTTGTTTATGTGGAATATTCTTCTTAAAAAACTCCGCATTTATAAATAGATTATCTGCCATTATTTAGTTTTTTTATCTTTTTTATTAGTATTGGTGTTAGGATTTTTATCAACATTACCACCTTCAACAGGTTTAGTTTTGAAATCTACATTTATATCCTCATCTATAATCTCTAATTCAACTCCTACAAGCTCTGTAACGTCAAATAAGGAACTAAAAGCATCTATGATAACCTTTCTATCAGGAGTGATTTCAGTTGCCTTAAACAGGTTAAAAGCACTTATCATTTCCGTACCAGTTCCACCCATTGTTTGACCACTTGTCATAACTCCAAATAAAGTTGGAGATGTAATGTTGTGAGCTGTTAATATCTTAGCATCATTTAATCTACTCATTGTCTCTATAGTCTTATCTAAGTGACTAGAATCAAGCATATCTATTTGAGGTTTCTCACCTTCTCTAGATACAAAAGAAACAAGTACTTGGTCAGAACGAGAGCCTGACATCTTGTCTTGAATATTCTCAGCAGCTGTTCTTCTTTCATCCTTACTCATGTTTCTACCAATCATGGTGATATGAGTTTTAGGAGTAAATCCATTCTTAGCAGCATTCTCTATCTGTACACCAAATTCAAAATCAGCTTCAATAAAGTTAAATGCTCCAATCCAGTTAGGTAGTCCGTAACTATCTAAGATAGAATATGGATTCTTAACATAAATTATTTGTCTTTCTACTTTAGGTGCGAAAGGGTCAAATATAGGAATAGCTTCAGCATCAGGAACTAATGCTCCAGATTTAAAAGATTTCTTGTAAATGATATGAGTAAATTCTCCAGCATCATTAGGTCTAGCAAATCTCATTGCTCTTGCAGGTACTGCTGTAAGCTTAACAATTCCGTCAGGAATAGCTTTACCATTTCTAGGTTTACCGTAATCAACGATAATACCACAAGCACCACTTTTAGTATACTCAAATGCTGATTTAGTTATTAATTGGTAAAGACCTACGTTAGGTCCACCTGCATGTTTTATTAAAGTGTTTAATCTAGCATTCTTAGTTCCAATTAACTCAGAGTTAACTGATAATCCAGAACCTGTAATCATTTTAGCTTTCTTTGTTATAATACCAGAGTGAGTAGCTGACTTGTACATCAGCTTATCAATCATAATATCTACATCATCAGATGCTCCAAAAGTTAAATACTCTAGATTATCTACAGATTTAAACCTAGGTCTATAATTCATTTGCTCCAATGATTTTAACATTGGATTTATCTCAACACCTGCCGAATTTGTTACTTCTGTGTAAGAAGCGAATCCTGACTTAATGTTGTTTACTGCTTTTTGAAATACATTCATTGTTTTTATTTATTTGTTATTATTGTTGTTTAACCACTATGTTAATCCTTTAATACTTACATTCTCAATATCGTTAGATACCATACTATTTAACTGCATCTTACCATAGTTTTGTTCTGATGCGAAAACTTCGTTTCTTATACCGTTGGAATAAGAATCTAGAGAACCATCTCCCATTAACCAAATAGTTACGGAGTGTCAGTTACTATGTTCGCACTTGTCATATTGTACAGCTGAAAGATGCAACTAGCCTCAGTACCATTGTCTTGCAAGTAAGGATATGAATCTCCGTCACCCATTCTCCACCAATGTTTAGGCTCGGTTGCTAATGTTGATAAATCAAAAGGTATTCCACTATTATAAATATTAGATACGTTTGCGCTTTGGTCAGAATCAAATATTGCTAATTCGTCTATTTTTTCACCGTTTAATGTATTTCCGCTTACTAATTTACCTACTCTTAAATTTTGCCCACTTATTGCGCCACTCCACCCATAATTAGAATGACTGTTGTTTGTTGTTTGATTAACTCCGTCAATGTAAATTTTAAACCTTGAATAGTAATTGTTTATATCTCCACTTGATGCACCTGTTGTACCTCCATCATAAGTCATTGTTATTTGCTGCCAAGTATCAACACTCAAGCCATTAGGTTCTAGTATTTTAACGTGATTGTTGTCGCTTCCGTACTGTAACCTTATTTTGTTTGTACTTGTTAGCCTTACTTCAACATAGCCTCCGTTAGTTGTGTCATTTGAACCATAATAGAATACGACCCTACCACTTGATGAGTTTGTAGGCTTTATCCAAAAAGATATAGTCCAAGCATCACTACTTCCACTACCGTTACCACTTCTACCTAGAACACCATCTAGTAATGAAGCGTTAGCTCCTGCATAATCTTGATCGCTAAACTGAATACTCTTTGTATTTGAGAAAGGAGGTGTGGATACTGTTAAAACAATAGTCTCACTATCTTCTCCATTGTAGTTAATCGCCTTTACAGGTATATTGTAAGTTCCTGCTGCCAAAGAAGAGCCTCCTATAAGATTTCTTATATTACCCTCTATTGTTGTAATACCACTAACGTTTGATAAATCCCATTCATAACCAACACCATAGTCGGCAGTTAATTCGTAATTCAATGTCTCTCCTTCTGTTAAATTTACAGCTAAACTCGAAGTTATTGAAGGTGCTTGACCTGAAGAA